CCCCCCTTGCATTTTTCTCTAGTATGGTATAGTTCTTCCCTATAGAAACACCCCCCTTGCATTTTTGGGTCCTATACCAAGTGCCAGTAAATATTTTTCCAGATTCAGACCATCCAATGCCTGAAACATTTAAAGATGACCAAGCCGCTTCGTTTTATGAAGAGGTCAACATAGCTGCTAATACTGCGGTTCTATTATCAGGACTGGGTATGCCGTATGAGATGACCGACGAAGACGCTATGCGTGCGAAAGAGTTATTTGAAAATGTAGAGAACCACAAAAAGGCACCAAGGGTTTCTAAAGAATTAAGCAGCCCAGGCGTTGCCCTGGCGCTCGGTGGTTATGTGGGTGAGTACGGCAAGATGGTTGTTGCAAATGCGGTGGAAACTAGGAACCTCATACAAAACAGGCTGCTAGAAATCTCTCAGTGCGGGGACCCAAAGCACGAACTAAAAGCGCTTGAGCTGCTCGGTAAGATGTCTGACGTCGGTGCGTTTACTGAAAAATCAGAACTTATAATTACACACAAAACCTCTGATGAGCTGCAAAACGCAATACGAGAAAAGATCAACCGACTGCTGCATAGCGATATTATTGATGTGGACCCCATAAGCGATGGGTTAGAAGAAGAGCTTGGCTTGTTAGAAAACGTCGAAGAGTCCGAAAAAATCAAAGAAGTAGAAGAGCTGCCGGAAGACGATGAATCAGACAACAAGTAAAGAAGAGTTGCAGGCCATCCTGCAAAACTTAGACAACATCCCAGAGGCCCATCTGCAAGACCTCTATAAAACACTTGCCGAATACGAACACATATATAAGAAGGAAAGCGCTGAGAAAAACTTCATAGAGTTTGTAAAGCGTGTCTGGCCTAGCTTTATTGGGGGTCGGCACCACCAGAGAATGGCCCGAGCGTTTGAAAGAGTAGCAAACGGGGAGACCAAGCGCCTTATTATTAATATGCCGCCCCGACACACTAAAAGCGAATTTGCGTCTTACCTGCTTCCGGCTTGGTTTTTGGGCAGATTCCCCGGCAAAAAAGTCATTCAGACCTCCCACACTGCAGAGCTTGCTGTGGGCTTTGGTCGTAAAGTAAGGAACCTAGTAGATGCTGAATCATATAAGGAAATATTTCCAGGAGTTGCCTTGCAGGCTGACTCTAAAGCTGCTGGCAGGTGGGCGACTAACGGTAGGGGAGAGTATTTCGCTATCGGTGTTGGGGGTGCTGTCACGGGTAAAGGTGCTGACCTCCTTATTATTGACGACCCACACTCAGAACAAGAAGCTACCCTTGCTGAAATCAACCCCGAAATCTACGACAAAACCTACGAGTGGTACACCTCAGGCCCAAGACAGCGACTCCAACCAGGCGGATCAATAGTAATAGTGATGACTCGGTGGTCCAAAAAGGACTTGACCGGGCAGATACTAAAAAGTTCCATACAAAGAAGTGGCGAAGAGTGGGAAGTTATTGAGTTTCCTGCGCTTTTACCGTCTGGAAGACCACTATGGCCTGAGTTTTGGCCCCTAGAAGAGCTTGAAGCACTTAAAAATGAGCTTCCAAACAGCAAATGGATGGCTCAGTATCAGCAAAACCCCACATCAGAGACCAGTGCTATCGTTAAAAGGGAGTGGTGGCAGGTTTGGGAAGAAGACGACCCCCCACACTGCGATTTTGTTTTGCAATCTTGGGATACGGCGTTTGAAAAATCCAACCGTGCTGACTATTCAGCATGTACAACGTGGGGGGTATTCTATAAACCAGACGATGCGGGCAATACACAAGCTAATATCATCTTACTTAATGCCTTCCGAAAACGCATGGAGTTTCCAGAACTAAAAAAAGTTGCTCTAGAACAGCACCAAGAGTGGGAACCAGACTCAACAATCATTGAGAAAAAAGCATCCGGCGCCCCTCTAATATATGAGATGCGTGCTATGGGCGTCCCTGTGCAAGAATTTACGCCTAGTAGAGGCAACGACAAGATTTCTAGACTTAATGCTGTATCTGATTTATTTGCTTCTGGTAAAGTATGGGCACCAAATACACGTTGGGCTGAAGAAGTTATTGACGAGGTCGCAAGTTTCCCTGCTGGTGAACACGACGACTATGTTGACTCCGTGTCTTTGGCTCTTATGCGCTTTAGAAAAGGCGGATATATTAAAACTTCTCTCGACGAAGAAGATGAACCACGCGAATTTAGGCGGCGAAATACGTACGCATACTATTAAGGACACATTATGGCTATTGATAAGGCCTTGAATCAGGCCCCCCTTGGACTCAGTGAGACGGCAGAAGAAATGGAGCCGGCGTTTGAAATTGAGATTGAGGATCCAGAAAGCGTCAGTATCAAGGCGGGCGATCTGGAGATTGTGCTTGAAAAAGAAGATATGGATGACGAGTTCAACGACAACTTGGCTGAAAATCTTGAGGACGACATTCTTACGGAGCTTGCTGGTGATCTGCTTGGTGAGTATCAGTCAGACGTCGATTCCCGCAAAGACTGGGTGCAGACGTATGTAGACGGCCTAGAACTTCTTGGCCTCAAGATTGAAGAGCGTACCGAGCCATGGCCTGGGGCTTGTGGTGTCTACCACCCCTTGTTGTCTGAAGCCATCGTAAAGTTTCAGTCCGAAACAATCATGGAGACTTTCCCTGCGGCGGGGCCTGTAAAGACTTCTATCCTAGGTCAAGAGACTCAAGAGAGAATTGAGGCGGCGCAGCGGGTTAAAGAAGACATGAACTACCAGCTCACCGAAGTCATGGTTGAGTACCGGCCTGAGCATGAGCGGATGCTCTGGGGCCTTGGGCTTTCAGGTAATGCGTTCAAGAAGGTCTACTTCGACCCAAATCTTGACCGACAAGTATCTCTATTTGTACCGGCGGAAGATATTGTGGTGCCCTATGGAGCGTCCAGCCTTGAGACTTCTGAACGTGTCACCCACGTGATGCGCAAGACAAAGAACGAACTGCGCAAACTTCAGGTTATGGGCTTCTATAAAGATGTTGAGTTAGACGACCCGACGGATACCTTGGATGAGATTGAGAAGAAGATTGCCGAGCAGATGGGCTTTAAGGCATCTCAGGATGATCGGTACAAGCTGCTTGAAATGCACGTGTATTTGGATCTGCCTGGGTATGAGGACAAAGACGAGAAGGGCAAAGAGACTGGGATTGCTCTGCCTTACGTGGTGACAATCGAAAAGGGCACGGAAACTGTTCTAGCCATTCGCCGTAACTACCACTCCGATGACTCAAACAAGCAGAAGAGGGATCACTTTGTACACTATGGCTATGTACCTGGATTTGGTTTTTATTGTTTTGGCCTTATTCACCTCATTGGTGCTTTTGCCAAGTCCGGCACCTCGATACTCCGTCAGCTTGTTGATGCTGGTGTTCTTTCTAACCTGCCTGGCGGCTTTAAGACTAAGGGGTTACGTGTAAAGGGTGACGATACACCCATTGCTCCAGCAGAGTTTAGGGATGTGGACGTAGCTTCTGGCACGATCAAAGACAACATCATGACGCTGCCCTATAAGGAGCCAAGCCAAGTTCTGTACACCCTACTTGGGACAATCGTTGATGAAGGCCGACGTTTTGCTTCTGCGGCTGATCTCAAAGTATCAGATATGAGCTCTCAGAGCCCAGTGGGGACAACTCTTGCCATATTAGAAAGAACTCTAAAGGTGATGAGTGCGGTTCAAGCCCGTGTTCACTACGCCATGAAGCAGGAGTTCAAACTTTTAAAGAACATCATCCGTGATTACACACCTGAAGACTACGAATATGATCCGGTTGAGGGGCCTCCCCGTGCGAAAAGATCCGACTACGATATGGTTGAGGTCTTGCCGGTATCGGACCCTAACTCGGCAACCATGTCTCAAAAGGTTGTTCAGTATCAAGCAGCCCTCCAGCTAGCCCAATCCGCCCCCCAGTTGTACGACCTGCCCTTGCTGCATCGTCAGATGCTTGAGGTCCTGGGGATTCGTAACGCCTCTAAGTTAGTGCCTATTGAAGATGACCTTAAGCCAACAGATCCGGTATCAGAGAATATGGACGCCCTTAATGAAAAGCCCCTCAAAGCTTTCATTTACCAAGATCATGCGGCGCATATTACGGTTCACATGAGTATGCTTCAAGACCCGGTGACTATACAGATTCTCCAGCAGAACCCCAAGGCTCAGTCTATTGCGGCAGCATTTATGGCGCATATCATGGAACACTTTGCCTTCCAGTACAGGAAGAACATTGAAGAAAAACTTGGCGTACCGTACCCAGATCCAAACGAAGAGATGCCTGAGGATATGGAAGTGGAGATTTCTCGTCTGGCTGCAGCAGGTGCGCAGAAACTTCTCCAGGCTAATCAAGCCATGATGGCGCAGCAGCAAGCTCAACAGGCTGCGCAAGATCCTGTGGTTCAAATGCAGCAACAAGAGCTTCAAATTAAGGCCGGTGAGCTACAGCGCAAAACCCAGAAAGATCAGATGGACGCTCAGCTTAGGATGCAGCAACAGCAGATCGAGCAACAGAGAATCGCTACGCAAACTGAAGTTGAAGGCGCCAAACTTGGTGCTCAAATAGCAAAAGACAAGACCCAAAAAGAGTTTGACGAAGCCACTCGTGCAGTTGATATGCAGATTAAAGGGGTGGAATTGGGTCTAAAAATGGGTGAAAAAATGACCCAACAACCTAAGGATGAGTAAATGGACGCATTAAAGTATTTGTCAGACCAGCTACTGGAAGAACGCAATCGTATAGCGGAGGACTTGTCCGATGGTAAGGCAAAAGATCACGGCGAATATAAATATTCCTGTGGAGTTGTGCGAGGGCTATTGATCGCTAATAGCTACATTGATGAACTTTCTAAAAGGTTGGAACAAGACGATGAGTGAAATACTGATTGGGTCTACAAGCGATCCAAACGAAGCAACAGTGTTACCCGAAACGCCAGAGGAAAAAGCAAAACAGGTTCCAGATCCGTCTGGTTACCGTATTTTCTGTGGCATCCCTGAAATAGAAGACCAATTTGACAACGGTTTAGTCAAAGCTGACATAACAAGAAAACATGAGGAGATGTTAACTACCGTGTTATTTGTTATGAAGATGGGTCCAGATTGTTACAAGGACAAAGATAGATTCCCCTCTGGGCCATGGTGCAAGCAAGGTGATTTTATTTTGGTTCGCCCGCACGCAGGCACACGGGTGAAGATTCACGGGCGGGAGTTCCGCATTATCAACGATGACGCTGTCGAAGGGGTTGTACAAGATCCCCGAGGCATTAGTCGCGCATAAAGGAGTTAATCATGGCTGAAGAAAAAGAAGTTCAAGGGCAAGAAATTGACATCGAGGACAAAGAAAAGGATTTTGAGCTTGAGATAGAGGACGATACACCTGAGCAAGACAGGAACCGCCAACCTTTACCCAAGGAGATGGTCCAGGATCTTGAGGAAGATGAGCTTGAAGAGTATTCCGAAAAGGTAAAAACCCGTCTCAAGCAGATGAAAAAGGTCTGGCACGACGAGCCGCGAAAAAGAGAGCGCTTTGCGTGAGCAACAAGAGGCAGTTAGCTTGGCTCAAAATTTGGTCGAAGAGAACAAAAAACTCAAAAGCCGATTGACCGAGGGCGAAAAATCCTTAATTTCAACGGCTACAAGCGCTGCTGAGTTAGAAATGGAGATGGCAAAACGAGCCTATAAAGAGGCTTATGACTCGGGCGATTCGGACAAAATTGTAGACACCCAAGAGAAACTAAATAATGCCGGACTTCTGAAAATAGTGTACAAAATCAATCAACACAGGCAGCAGCCCCTCGCCTTGACCAAAAAACGGATAGCTGGCGCAAACAGAATACGTGGTTCGGTCAAGATGAGGAAATGACAGCAACGGCGTTGGGCCTGCATCAGAAGTTAGAGAAACAGTACGGTGGGCAATACATTGGTACTGACGAGTATTGGAACACGGTCAACAAGACCATGCAAAAAAGGTTCCCAGAGTATTTTGGGGACGAAGAGCCTGAGAAACCTCAGCGCACAGCAGCTACGGTTGTAGCATCCGCGTCGCGTAGTACGGCCCCCAAAAAGATCGTGCTGAAGCAGTCGCAGTTGGCACTCGCCAAAAAACTTGGACTAACTCCTGAGCAGTACGCGAGGGAATACGCAAAAACGATGGGAACTTAATCATGGCTGAAAACAGAATTGCAAGAGAACTTGAATCACGCTCTAACAAAGAGCGGCCCAAAACGTGGCAACCTGCTTCGACACTACCGGAGCCGGACAAGCAACCTGGGTACGACTATCGTTGGGTACGTGTTTCAACTCTAAACCAAGCAGATCCTCGTAATATTTCCGCCAAACTACGGGAAGGTTATGAACCTGTAAGGATTGAAGAGCAGCCGCAATTTCAATTGTTTATAGACCCCAACAGTCGTTTCAAAGACAACATTGAGGTTGCAGGACTATTACTTTGTAAGGTTCCCGAGGACTTTATGGATCAGAAAAGAGCTTATTACTCTAAGAAAAATAAAGACCAAATGGAATCTGTAGACAATAACTTTATGAGAGAGAACGACCCACGGATGCCACTCTTTAAAGAGAGAAAATCCACAACGTCGTTCGGAACCGGTAAATAACTTTTAGGAGTTTAATATGGCTTATCCCACTGTAGATAAACCGTATGGACTAAAGCCAGTCAATCTAATTGGCGGGCAAGTCTTTGCGGGAGCAACTCGCCAAATGCAAATTGCAACGTCGAATAACGTCGGCTACGCAACCAGCATTTTTTATGGCGATTTGGTCAAACGTGTGGCTGATGGAACAATTGAAAAAGACGTAGGAACCACCACAGCAACACCGTGTGGCGTGTTTCTAGGGTGTACTTTTACCAATTCATCCACCGGTCAAGTGCAGTTTCAACAATTTTATCCTGCAAGTACATCTGTAGCCGCAGGCACTAAAATCTTTGCTTATGTTGCTGATGATCCTGATACGCTGTTTCAGGTGGTTTCTTGTTCTTCTGGTACTACTGTCGCCGCAATGGGCAGTGAAGTTATTGGTGCCAACATTGCCTTAATTCAAAACGCTGGGTCTGCCACTACTGGTAACTCGGCTGTGGCGATTGACGAAGGTACTGAAGACACCACCGACACCCTCCCCATCCGTATTATTGATGTGGTCAGGGACACAGTGATCGTCGATCCAGACACTGGCGCTGAAACGTTTGTTGAGTTTATCGTCAAGATAAATGCAACGATGCATCAGTACAACAATTCAACTGGCGTATAAGGAGCAATTAAATGGCTATTTCTCGTGCCCAACTACTGAAAGAGTTGCTCCCGGGCTTAAACGCTTTGTTTGGCTTGGAGTATGCAACTTACGGTGAACAACACAAAGAGATTTTTGAAACTGAAACCTCTGAGCGTTCGTTTGAAGAAGAAACAAAACTGTCGGGCTTTTCTGCTGCGCCGGTCAAAAACGAAGGTTCTGCCATCGCTTTTGATAACGCACAAGAAGCGTTTTCTGCTCGATACAACCACGAAACCATTGCACTAGGGTTTTCACTAACAGAAGAGGCTATTGAGGACAACCTCTATGACTCCCTGTCTAGTCGATACACTAAAGCTCTGGCTCGTGCTATGGCTTACACAAAGCAAACTAAGGCTGCGGCGATTCTGAACAATGGCTTTAGCTCTGCCTTCCCAGGTGGAGATGGTCAACCATTGTTCTCAACAGTTCACCCCTTGGTTTCTGGTGGCGTCAACTCCAACGAACCATCCACCCCTGCTGACTTGAATGAGACTTCACTTGAAGCCGCTGTTATTCAAATCGCTGCATGGACGGATGAGCGTGGTCTGTTGATCGCTGCTAAGCCACGGAAGCTGATTGTCCCCCCTGCTCTCCAGTTCGTAGCTACTCGTCTTCTTGAGACAGAGCTTCGTGTTGGTACGGCAGACAACGACATCAACGCTCTAAAGAACAACGGCTCTATCCCAGAGGGTTACAGGGTTAACAACTACCTGACGGATGACGATGCCTGGTTCTTGTGTACTGACGTTCCCAACGGTCTGAAGCACTTCATCCGTACTCCCATGGCTAACTCCATGGATGGTGATTTTGATACCGGAAACGTTCGTTACAAAGCTCGTGAGCGCTACTCCTTCGGGTTGGTGTATTTTGCAGTTTAGATCTAGGAATTTTTACTCGTATCGACTGACCTAGCAGACGTAGTAGAGACGATACGAGGATGTGCTACTACACGAAAGGAGCCTTCAATGGCCCGCACGACATTTTCTGGCCCAGTTGCATCTGACAACGGGTTCATTACCACAATTACCGATACCTCAACAGGTTCTCCCACATTTAATGCCAGCACCACCGAATTGTTTACGGCGCCTCCGGTTCTACTTCTGGCCTGGGTTCAGCTTTTGTTGCTGAGATGACCCTGTCTGCTGGTACTTCTGCTGGTACTTATGCCCCTGTTGAGATCGAGTTGAATATGGGCGCTAGTGCTTCTACAGGCACGGCTTCCTCGCTGCTCTTTGCTTCGGTTAACGGCGACGGTAAGGCCACGATGGACACCAATGGCTATCTGTTAAACCTTGCCGGTGTAACGGCAGGAACAAGCAAGCTGTTTGCAGACAACGGTGACATTGCTCTTGATGAAATTACTTATGGCTTAAAAGTAAAGATTGCTGGAGCAGATTACTACTTGTTGGCTGTAACAGCCGCCGACTTCGCTGACGCTTAATGGCTGCGTTAGATAAAGAGTACCTGTTGGGTTTGAGGAGTCAGGCACTTGAGCAACGGCAAAAGCACCTGGACCTCGTCCAACAGGCTAACGGCGCAATAGCAATGGTTGATGTTCTGTTAACAGAGCTCGACCGAGAAGAACCGGAGAACCAAGATGGGAATGCAAACTGATGTACTAGTAGCCACGCTGTTAAATACGGGGCTG